GCTGAGCCCTAAGCTTTGGATTAGATCGGCATTGGGCGCATCCCCAAGCGCGGCCTCTAGAGTGGCCTAGCCAAACTGAAGCCGCTAGTCCTGTTTTCCCTGATCACCTAACAGACTGACTCTCTGCACATGCAGCACAAGCTCAGAGACTGTATCTGTCCTGTGGCGATCAGGTCGTATGAGTTGGAGCTGATCAACGCTAGCGTCTTCACCATCGATACTCTTCAGGGATGACCTGAGCATCTCCACATAGACGCGGTTGATATAGCTGTTATAATCAGCCATCGCCTCACGCTCATCATCACTGAGAGCATGATGCCAACGAGCTCGATCACTTGAGTCTATTGGCGCTTCACTCCACAAGAGACGCCCTAACTCTGACCTCTTCAGCGCTCCCGCTCTGATCTCTGCCTCTTCTCGCTCGGATGGGCTGAGAGCCTTGAGTGTGAAGCGTGTGGCGTCATCACTCACAGAGCCTAGGTCAGAGAGGTCTCCGCTTTGGATGTATGCTGAGCGCTGACCTGAGTCAGCCTCAACCTCTGGATCACACGTCACCACCACATCAATCGTGTGGTCAGCACAGGTCAAGAAGCTAAGCGCCATCTGATTAGACTCCTAAGCCAAGTCGGAAGGGCGAATTACCCGCGCCTGTCTCATAGGCCGCTGTTGTGAAGTCACCCGCGTAACGGCTCTGCTGATAGGTCAGGTTCTGCCTGACAATATCATTCCCACTGACATCATAAGCGCTTGGGTCAACGGTGAGCTGTGCAGCGGGTAGCATGATCGCGCATCCCTTACCATCCCCGATGGGTCCAGTACCTATGATGAGCTGCCGCACCTTTCGATTGAAGTAGTCGTCAGCGATAGCTGTATTCACTGTGCTCACTGTCAAGCTCACCTCCACACTAACGTCTGTGATATCCATACCATTCATCGCTAAGATGCTGTTGCTGTGGCCTAGTGGCGTGAGCGTGTTGGTGATGGTGCAGGTGAAGTCTTCACAGTCTAGAGCGATGCGCCCTAGCGTCTCTCCCACTGTGCCATTGGCGAGGCTAGCCGGTGAGTCATCGCTGAGCACGACATACGAGCCACGGAAGAACGGTGGAGCTCCTGCGTTGTAGGTGGGCTCAATAGGACCGCTAGCGTTTCCATGATCGTCTTGGATTAGAGCCGCTTGGTAAGTGAACTCACCCATGAGCCGCCCATTGTCGAGCGATACCGCCAAGCTCTCAAGTACACAGCCATACGCATAAGATCGATAGTTAACCCCATCGATACGGAAGCTTAGAGTGTGGTCTTTAGTGCCTGTTTGATTACGGCTTGGGACGTACCATGTAGCGAGGCTATAGAGTGTCGGTGTACCTGTGAAGCCAGCGGAGAAAGCTGGGCTTACAGTCACGTCCCCACTTACATCATTATCAGTCACAGCGCTATACTCAGATCGACCGTTAAGCTCTGATCCGATGAGACAACCAACATCACCGACAGCGTATGCTGTGGTAGGTGTGAACGTGTTAACATCACCGACAGCTGAAGCCGCGTCACCATCCACGATTGATGGGAGCTGATTCTTGAGACCCGCCCCTAAGAGGTGACCTAGATAATTTGATGCGTATGTGTCAGCGCCTGCGCCAATGGTCGTGAGGTCAACGCGCACAACGACTTGACCGGTGCGACGTCTGACGCGACTCCCACCGCTCCACACTGTATCAGGCTCAGGTGGCACAAAGTAAGATCCATCGCGAGCGTCATTACGCTCTGACGCTACGACCTCGCCAGGGATGACAATGGGGTCACGCTCGCAAGGGATAGAGATGTAGGTCAGACCTGAGTTGTCAGGAAGCCCTGTTGATGTGCTGAGAGAGCCGAATGAGCTCTCCTTAGCTACGCTTATGGATCTATGGGTAACAGTCATTTCAAGCCTCCAAGTAGAGAAGAACAAAGGGAAGTGTCAAGAGTAGAGCGCCGCCCTGATCGTTAACAGCATCGATAGGTGAGACAGTGGGAGTCTCAGGAATTACAGAGACGATCCCTGTGGTTGTGAGGTCATAGTTTGGACCCTTGAGTTTGACGAGCAGGCTCTCTGCATCCTCCGCGATAAGACGCTGCAGATAGAGCTGATCCTGTGGCGTGTCATATCTCACGTTGAGATTGATGGTAGCTCGACGCCTACCACTTAGACCAGCTGCTCCATCGTCTGCCGTAAACCCATCGATCTCTAGAGTGAAGTATCTAGTGGAGTGAGCTCGCTGAGTGAGAGGTGCAGTGATACCACCGGCACGACCTAGAGCGACAAAGCCATGATGGACGTCACGCTTGGGGGTGATCTCCATGAGCTGATTCTCAAGGTAGGTAAGCGCGCTATAGATGCCTTGACTCATGTCAGCTTCTTCCTGAGTTCAATGCTCACAGCCTCGATCAATATCTCTACGTCAGAGTCAGACAAGCCGAGGAACTCCCGATCTACATTCACATAGTAGCCGTATCCCGCTTTGCTAGTGAGGCCAATGGAGAACCCTCGCTTGGTCGCTTTCTTGACTACGAGGTTGTTCATCATGTTACCACTGAGCACAAGGTCAACATCAGCAGAGCCGGCGAGCGTGGAGCGCCTGCGTGAGTCATGCTTGTATTGTTGGTATCCACCCTCATAGTAAACGCTCTTGCCTGTCCTAGACTCTCGGCCCCCCTTGGGCTTGAGTCGAGCGCCACGCTTGGAGATATAGATAGGCTCTTGGCTATACTCCTCAAAGGCGTCACCGTTGGCGTCTATGCCTTTGCTTGTTCTCAGCTTGATAGATGCCAAAGTATCACTAGCCAAGCGCGCTGAGTCCTTAGCTGTCCACACGCTACGAGGTAGCTTGAACTTTACCTTGGCCGCCATCAGTGCCTCATTCCTCTGGATGGAACAAAGCTCGCATCATTGGCGCTCTTGTGCCTCCCACGCCATGACGCTCGGAAGTCAGTGGAGCTCCCGCCACTACGTCTCAAGTTCTCCTCTCCCTCATCGATCACACCATCACCATCGAGGTCTAGAGTGACTGATCTGAGAGCTACGTTGAGGAGGTCAATACATCGATCTCTCATCGCTTGCGCCACGTCTAGCTGTAGAGTGGCCTCATACACCATAGCGGCTGAGCAGTAAGCGTGAGCGCTGACGAATGACCCCTGGTTGAATACCTCATCCTCTGTAGCGCCATCAGCGATCACATGATCACGCACACTCAAGATGATCTCTTCAAGCGCTGCGCTGATCTGTGGTGTGAGATCGCTCTGACGACGTGGCACCATGTCAGCGAGTTGGGGGAATCTGTCAACAAGCTGATCATGATCTAGGCCGGTGTTGAACGGTCGAGGGACGATCTTAAGTATACCGCTCTCTGTCTGAGCGTTCCCTAGATTGTCGGTGTAATCGATGGTGTAAGGGTATGACCCTGTAACCGCGTTGCCCTGTGGGATATCAACATAAGCAGAGGCGAAGTTGAGAGTGGCCGCTGTGCTTAGGTCGAGCTCTCTTGGGAGTGGCTCAGCGAGTATGGCAGTAGTGCCACCTAAGCGGGTGACCTTGACCGCGTAGTATGTATCTCTAGTGGTGCGTAGGAATGCGCGCACCTCATCACGCTCTAGCTGAGTGTCTACACTAGCCGTGAGTGTGAGTGTACGCCTATCATCAGCTACAGCGCTGACACTTACGTCAGGTCTGATCTGAGCCAACACAGATGTGTAAGTGGTGCTAAAGCCTACAGTGACCTGAGCATCATTAGCGTGAGGTGTCCGAGGATGCCAAACAAAGTGGACCTCTGCCCCTGTGACTGATTTTCTCATCGTCTGCCTCCTCTGTTAGCTCGTTTGATATCGCCGCTGTCAGCCTGATCTAGCTTTGCCGCTTGGATGAATCCCTCACTCACAGGACTCCATGAGTGTCTACAGTTGTAACCACCGCATGACGTGAGCACTGATAAGCCTTGCCCATTCCTGAGTTTGGATATCTGATCACCGGTCACCACCTTATCGACTAGCGCCTTACAGAAGGGCCGAGTGATTCCATCTAGTGGACCGGTATATAAGTAGTGGTCGAGCTCTGCCGCCGCAGCTGCTGCCGCTGTGACTGATCGACCATATTGACTGATTCTAGTTTTGACCTCTGTCAGTTGCCGACCTGATGAACGCTTTAAGCGCTCCTCAAGATCAGAGGTCACGATATCCACAGGCACATCTAAAGATAGAGATGTGAGCGCGTCTCTGATTGCGCTTTGGGTATCGGGTAGAATCACGTCCTCAAAGACCTGAGCCACAGCTTGAGCTTGTATACGCTCTAGCTCTGGCAAGGCGGATAAGCTCAGATCAGGGTTCATGACCTGAAGCCCACTCTCGATGGCCCCCAAGATCTTACCCTGATTCTGAACCAAATCATCGACAGCCAGCCCCATGCCTCCCCTAAGGATGAAGTCAAGGAGCTCGGCAGAGTCGAGTGATAGCAGAAGCTCAGGATCGTTAGATGCTGAAGCCATCTGCACGAGTGTAATAAGCTCACGCCGAGAGGCACCAAGAGCGCGCTCAAAAGAACGCTCAGCGCTTATCTCAGCCTGAAGCTGATCACGTCTAGCTCTTAACAATTTAGCACGATCACCGCTCAAGCTCTTGGCTTGTCGGGTGAGGTCTTCCACCGCTTGCTTATCAGCGTCTTCAGTGAATGAGAGATGCTCGGTATAGAAGGCCGTGGATGCTAAGTCGAGAGCTAGATTCATGGGTCACCTTTACGCGAGGCAGTTGGTTACAACGTGGCCGAGCGTGGAATCAATCGCCTGATATGAGTGGACCTCTTCAGCGTACACGTAACGGCGTGTGCGGTCGAGGCTATCATATTGACCGGCGACAGGTGAGCCGAATGAGAAGTTAAGCGCAGCCACAGGCATACCCTTAACGTTACCGCTCTTCTGTACGATTGCGTCAGATCCGCGAAGGATACCCATGAAGATGGTCTCGCCTTCCCAGATATAGCTCTCAGATGATGTAGCACCTGGTACAGCTGTGTCACGGCGAGCTTGACCAACGAGAATGTTGGGGATGCCGAGGATGTCACGGAGTACCGCCAACACTGCCTCATCGTTGAGGATGCGGTTACCTGATGCGAGATTGTTGGTTGTAGTTCCGATGTAACCACGGATCTCAGGGTTGCGAGCTAAAGCGCGGAACACGTCACGACCAAAGACAAGGCTGTCAGGATTGATCCCGTGTGCCTTCTCAAAGACTGTATCCTTGAGCTCATGAAGGAACGTGAGAGGCTCACCACCCGCTGCGTCAAACTTAGTCGCAGGGGATGAGGTCTCAAACGCTGTTGAGTCAAAGAGGATATCAGCCGCGCGCTTCTCTTTAGCGAGCTTCATCACGCGAGCTACCTTGCGAGCAATGCGCTGCTCCTCGCTGCCTGGATACTGAGAGTCTAAGATGTCTTCCATAGCGATGCTATCAGACGCCGCGTAGATCTTAGCCTTGAACGTTTGACTTGATCGGTCGAACCCTCCGATGGTTGCGCGAGCAGAACCAGGAGCGCGCTCAAGGTCGAGCCCAGCACCCGCGCCCATGAAGTTACGGGTCTCCTCGAGGAGAAGCGTACCACTGCGCTCAGGGATGGTGATGTTCTCCATAGCCTTGTCAGCGATGAGCTGATCATCACTAGGCACAGCCTCGACGATGAGGCTTGTGAGGATCTGATCAACAGGATGTAGATTACTATATGAGCTAGCCATGAGTTACCCCTTAAGCTGATTTATAGTTGCTAGGACCTGTGAACACGACCTTAACTTGGTCGGCATCAGCAGGAGAAGCATGATTGATATTAGGAATGATACGAGCCACAGAGAAGTTCCCAGAGCCCTTAACGAATGGGATGAGCTTGCCATCGGTAGAAGCCATGAGCAGAGAGGTTGTCTCAGGAGCGATGGCCGCGCCTGCGATGGCGCGAGTGAGTCCACTGATGATCACATCAACAGCTTCTCCCGCTGCCACTGCGCGCTGAGCGATGCCGACAGCGGCCTCACTTGTTGGGTCTGTGACCACTGCCACTTTGCCGGCAGAGTCAACAGCGACAAGAGCAAACTCTGTGATAGTGCTAGCCGCGATGAATGAATGCATGTTGTCTGTGTTAGCCATGATCAGCCTCCAAATGCTTGGTTATAGTATGATGGGTTCTGAGCTCGGAACTGTCCGAGCGCTTCAGAGTAAGTGATTGATTTCTCAGATGCGAGCTTACGCACCTCAGAGTCTAAGCTCTTGCGTGTGATCTCACGACCGCTAGCGCCATGTCCTACCTCAGAGAGTGGGATAGAGTGGCTTGCTTTGCGCTCGCTGAACATCTGCCAGAACTCAG